AGTCATATAGGTAAAGTTCCGTGGAATAAAGATAAAGAACTATCAGAAATTCACAAATTGAATCTCTCAAAATCCCACGCTGGACAACCTGGATATTGGACTAATAAACATCGCTCGCCAGAAACAAGACAAAAAATATCTGAAGCTTTAATAATACGCAATAGAGGTGAACTCGGATGAGCAAAATACGTAGGGACGACGATAGCAAAAATTTTCTACGAAGCATGAAAGAAGATTGGGATCCAGATAAAAGTTTACCATCTCAATATTACTCCTTTATTACTCCAGAATTACCAAAAGATTTTATGGACGAGTGCATGGAGATAGTAGAGAAGTTAGACAAACGTCAAACTAAAAGTGATGTGGTAAATTGGAAAGAACGAGCAGAGATGGATGCAGTCACTAAAAGAAGTGGTAAATATTTAACAATAGATGAAGATGAGCAAACATATACTGATGTGATGCCAACTAAGGAAGAAAGAGAAGCTAGAAAAGCTGGTAAGAAACCATCAGTCGTAAATGAAGAAAGGGAAACTAGAAGACCAGCACCCAAAGTTCAGGTGTCCAAAGAAGAGCAGAATCTAATGGATTATTTAGGTGGTGTCATGGACCTACTGGGGGACAAGTAATGAGCGTTAGAGATAAAAACTTTTACAGTCAATTTGAAGACGAGATGGATGCCATCGAAGATATGTTTATTAATGCCGATGAAGATATATCTAATCCGGCCACCGCTGATTTAGTAGCTAACTTTGAGAGACAAAAAGCTACTCTAATGGCCAAGAAGACTAAGCTACAACAAGAGTTAGACGCCACCGATAAAGAAATACAAAAGATAGATGCGCAAATTGGTTTGAAAAAGAGCACATAATGGACCTTGAAGTTGAAAAGATCTACTATAACGACTATGACCAATGTATAGTAAGAGTTACTGGGAAAAATGAAAAGCCCGATGAAACGGGTATAGATAAACCGTCCTCATATACAGCTACAGTTTTGGTGGGTCATGGTCATCTTTTATTTGCCGATCTCGAACGTAATTTATTTTTTGCTCCCAACTCTAGATTTGATAAGAGATTAGAAGAAATTATCACATTGCCAGAAACACGAAAAAAGAAAGTAATAAGATTAATATGGTCCGATACACATGGAAAATGACTTTAAAGTTGGCAAACTTTATTGGGAAGATACTAACGAAGTCATAATAAAAATAACCTCAATAGTACGTGTTGAAGAGATATATTTTTCGCAAGTCGTAACTGGCGATTTAACTTTTGGCGAAGTGCGTCTTTTACTCTTTAAGCAAAATTCTAAATTAGCTGGGAAAATAAAAGACTTGAATAAATTATCAATAGAACAAAAAAGAAAAGCTATAATATCACTATGGGTGAGTGTTGCTTTAGATATGGTAAACGCGAGTTGAGATATGGCGGAAGATAAAAAGAAACACGTCCTTAGACGGTTACAGGAAAAAATAACTGAATTCAATTTACCCACAACTGTAGAAAAAGTTCTAAAGGAAAGTAAGTCTACTTGCGAAGATCTCGTCAAGGTAAAATATAACGATGATACCGTAGACACCGTAGATTGGAGAGCAGAGTTTTATCTTTGTAAGAATTTCTTTGAATACTTCGCCGATCAATACGGCTACATTCTAGATCCTAAAAACAAAAGGGTCTTTGCTTTTAAAGCACACAAATTTCAAAGAGAATTAATAATTCCTACCATATTAAATAATCTACACGTAATATTTAGAAAGTGTTTAACTGAAAACAATTTCGTGCAAACTGATAGAGGATATATATCCATAAAAGACGTGAAAGTCGGCGACCTGATACAAACTATAAAAGATGGTTCTATAACTTGGGATGAAGTTGTAGACAAGTGGGAAAATGAAGTAGAAAAAGAAATAGTCAAAATAAAGCTTAATAATGGTAGTTTACTAGAATCAACGCTAGATCATAAATGTATGACGGCAAGAGGATGGGTCGAATCAAAAGATCTAACTGTTAGCGATGAACTAGTAACAAATTTCGGCATGAATAGTTTTGGTGATTTTCAATTGGCGAACGACGAACAGGCTAAATTAATAGGTTATTTATTAACTGATGGCAGACAGGGTAAAGCTTTTATAAATTCTAACGTTGATTATATAAATGAAGCACTAGAATGCGGTCATACATTTGGTGACATTAAGCCATATATAATAGAAAGAAAAAAAATAGAAAGTAGAAAACAACTATATGAAGTTAAATTCACATCTCAAAAACATACCAATAAATCAAATTCTTATATAGAGTTTTGTAAACATTTCAACTTGGATGAAATAGATATAAACAAATCTCTATCGCCAGAATTGATGAATTTAAATAGAAAGCAAATGTCTATTTTACTGAATAGATTATATGCTGGTGATGGATGGGCTTCAAAAGGTTTTAGGGAAAGCCCAACTGGCAAAATCTGTTATAAAGCTAGTATTGGTTTTGTTACGCCAAATAAAAAGATGGCCTTTCAGATTCAAGAAATATTGAGAAGATATGGTATAAGTGCTTATCTCAAATTCAGAAAACCTAAATCTAATAGATTCGCTAATAGGACCGTTCATACTTATATAGTTGAAATAACTAGAAAAGATTCAGTATTGAAATTTGCGAAAGAAATAGGCATAAAAAATAAGATTGACAGAAACTTTGTGGAGTTTGTAGAAAATAATTATAAGTACGAAATACAACAGAGCTTAACTAAAATAAAGAAAATTGAAAAACTGGAACCCCAAAAAACTTATGATATAACGACTAAATCTTGCCATAGTTTTCTAGCTAATGGTAACTTGGTCCATAATTGTAGGCAACAAGGTCTTTCGGTCATTTGTGGTATCTACGCTATATGGAAAGTAAATTTCAATATGGCCCAGGACGTAATGATAATTTCACGAACTGGTAAAGATGCACGTGACTTCAAAGCAAAAGCTATGGTAACTTACGATAGATTGCCAGAGTTTTTGAAAACTAAAGCTACTCGTGATGGCCAGAATATGTCCACGCTAAAGCTACTCAACCAATCTAAAATGGAAGTTAGAACAGCCGCTGAAGATTCAGGTCGTGGTGTTACCGCTTCATTACTAATTCTCGACGAGTGTGCATTCATGCAATATGCTGACGAGATTTGGGGTTCTGCTTTCCCGTCATTGTCCAATACTGGCGGTCAGTGTTTCATAATTTCCACTGCAAATGGCGTAGGAAACTTCTATCACCAGAAATGGCTACAAGCTGAAAATGGGGAAAGTGATTTTGAAGCGGTATATGTGCCGTGGTGGAAATACCCTGGACGCGACAATGATTGGTCTGAGTACATAAGCGATCATCAGCAAGACCAACTAGAAAGTGAATTAGGCACTATTAGTGTAGAACAATTAAAGAAAGACCTAGCCGAAGAAAAAGAGAATGTACCAGATGCTTACTGGAAGAGATTGGTAGATCTTTACGTTCAAAAAAAAGAAGAAGAGGCAATAAACTATAATGGCCCTGGTAAAAAACCTTGGCTCAAGATTCAAAGAGATGAGTTAGGACCAAGAAAGTTCAATCAAGAAATTCTATCTAGATTCTTAGGATCAGGCAATACGGTAGTAAGTATAGAAGCTCTTGAAAGAATAAGCGAACAAATAAGAGAGCCTCTATTTACAGACAGTCTAGACGATCGTGAAAAAATAAAAGGCTTATATGTCTTTCAATCTTCAGTAAGTGACATAACCTATACAATGACAGTCGACGTTGCTTCTGGGGCTGGAAGTGACTATAGCACATTCCAAGTTTTTAGAGACGACTCGCTAGAACAAGTGGCTGAGTACAAACAGCAAATAGACAACAAATCATTCGCCGCTATAATAAAGAAAGTTGGTAAACGCTATAATTTGGCCTACGTAATAATAGAAACTAATCAAGGTATGTCTGTCTTTAATGAATTATATTTAGATGTTAACGATCCCTATCAGAATATGTTGTATGAGTTTAAAAATAGGTCGTATCGAGGTTTACATACTGGTCCTGCTAATAAAAAGTTAATGCTTGACGAGTTCATGATGAACATAGAAAACAATCATATTAAAATTTATGGTAAGCGTACCTTAGAAGAAATGCAAGTTTATATTTGGCACAATAACAAACCGCAAGCCAGTACGGGTTATAACGACGACTTAGTGTTACCTATAATGTTCTTAGCCTATTTATTGAAGTACGGCGAGCAAAGAATGACCACGCTTGGTTTTGCAACGGCCACACAAACAGTGGGTGTCCCACAAGAAACAATGGCTGACGAGCGAGTTGAAGAGCTGAAATATTTTAAAGAAGAAGAAGCAAAGCGGGCAGTTAAGGATATGTACGGCTTAGATTGGGAAGTATACGAGTGGTTACAAAAATGAAAACTAAAAATGTAGAGTATTACTTATAGAGCAATCTTTAGTGGCGCTTATGCTGTTTGAAAAAAACAATATATATAGAGTAAAGACGTTACATCCAAAATATATGTATTTTTACGTAATTAGAATAAATGCCGAAGGCGATTTGTATGGTTATACACTCCGAACAGACAAACCTCCAGACTATGACCCAAATCAATGGTTTTACAAAGGAGAGCTCGGTCAGTTAAGTCCAATCAAGATTAGCGATCATAGAAATATTATAATGTGGATGTGGCCTAAATTACAGACTGCGAGAAGAAATTGATAAGAAAACACTAAGATAATTCTAAGTTGTATTAAACAGGAGAACTACGAATATGGCCATAAGTTTACACGATTTTTTTCAAGAATTAGATTACGTGCTAGACGAAGAGCATTCTCAGTATATAGATAATCTTAGTGAGGTAAATTTAAAACTTCTAGTAAAGAGATCTTATGAGAATAACTCAGAGATAGTAAGAAACGAAATCAATCGTCAAATAAAGCTCACAAAATATGCAAACCTACAAGAGATTATGCAAAGTCTTGATAGGGGAGAAGCAGCTAAATTTGTTCACTGGATGAGTGAGAATATTTTTGGTGCAAACCAAATAATTATTGAAGAATTAGAAAAAATCCTTGTAAAAGTTTAAATGACAGACCTAACTGGATTAGTGTCTAATTTAAGCAATGAACTTGGTGAAGCATCTGAAGAAAAACCGCCGGCAAAATTAGTTTCAATGGCTAAGAAAATAGTGGCTTCAGTTCTAAGCAATCCAGATTTTAGAATGACTATTACTAGCGATAAGAAGCTAGAAAAACTCGTTGAAAATTATATCAAAAAGCTAGAAGCTTATTTAAAAACTCTTTAGAGTGAGGTTTATAATGATAAAGAAATGCAAAGGCTGTGGCACTAAAATGTATAATGATGAAAAGTATTGCAAGAAATGTGCCAAAGGCAAACTAAAGGAACAGCTTGAACTGAATACTTTCTTAGCCACCTTAAACAAAGATCTAGAAGAAAACAAAGATTGCTTCGTGAAAGATGGTAAAAAAGGTGCGACGATGAAAGGTAAGAAAGGCAAAGGCGGTAAAAAAGGTTTTAGTTATTAATGAAAATAAACGACTTGATGGCTGCTTTGAATGAAGCAGCCCGTTTTACATCTGCTGGTCAATATATACCAAACGAACCTGAGTCGCACAATAGCACAGAAATAAATATTAAAAACGCTGATGGTTCAATCTGGGTTAACCAAAAAGATCTTATAGCTCATCTCAAAAAAGTAGCAGCTAAATCTGATGATGACCAAGCGATAAATCAATTGATAAAGAGCTTAAGCCATATTACTCCATCAGCTGGTAATAGCGGCAAGACATTTTTCTACGCATAACAAAGGATTTGAGTATGAAAGAAATTAACGACCTTATGTTTGACTTGAATAAAGAATTAAACGAAGCTGCCTCAGGTACAAATCCCGGTCTCAGAAGGCCCCTCCCGCCACCAGTTAAAGGCGCTAAGGCGTATGTTCATGGTAAAGCTGTACCGCTTAAATCAAGCGGAGGCGGAGCTTATCAAAAAATAGTAGACAAGCTTAAGCAAGAATTAATGGAAAATGCCAAAGACGTGAAGATTGATGACGAAAAAGAATATAATCGAACAGTCGGGCAAATTCAAAAAGCCAAAAGCATTTCAGATTGTGCCGACATAGCGGCTGATTTAGCCTGGGATTACGAATCATTCATTGGACAGTTAGTAAAATCATTAGCCGGACCTAGAGAAAATCCAAAGTCAGCGCTTTTCCATCCAGGCAAGTGGTCTACTTAAGGACTTATGAGTCATGGATTTATTTGACTTGATGAAAAACGAGCTATTAAACGAAGCAGACAATCAAGAAATAAAAGTTAAGAAAATTATGCTTGTTAATAAAAGGAAACTGCAACAATGGTATATCGACAGTGTAATGAGTGACAGCCCAAAAGAGTTTGCTCAAGCTATGGAGATGTTAAAGAAACAAATCCCTATTGACAAAGAGTCTGAAAGAAAACGTCTTTATCAAACAGTAGATGGCTGGTTAGACGGTGACGAAAAATTTTACAAACAAGAGATTAAAGAGCTCGAGAAAGCAAAGAAAGAAAAAGACGCTCAGGCTTAAAAGGATTTATGAGTCGGACTTCAGAATTAATCGAATACAGAAAAACAAAACATTGGAAAGGATTAAAGAAACTATATTCTAACGAAGGCTGTGAACTCTGCGGGGCCAAGAGAAAAAAAGGTCGCGCCTTTGTGCTCCATCATAAAATGTATGAGACTTTATATAACGAACAAAGAGAAGATTTGCAAATTCTTTGTCGCCGTTGCCACAACATGTGTCATGATATTATTAAGATGAAAGATGGCTCTGATTTTGTGGCAGGTCTAAAAGACTATGTCAGAAAATATTTTAAATACAATAATGGCAACAGTGTTAATATAATTAGCGAGGCAACTGAATGATTACTGGGATAATATACTTAGCAACCAATCAGATTAATGGGAAAGTGTACGTGGGACAGACTATTAGAACTATTGAGTGGCGAAAACGTAAACACTATAATAGGTTGTCCGATGATGATAATGAGCATTTTCATAATGCCTTAAGAAAGTATAAAAGAACGGATTGGATCTGGGAAATTTTAGAGGAAGTAATTAGCGATACTAAAAAAGAAGCTAAAGAAATTTTGACTAAATACGAAAAATATTATATAAAAGTATTGGATTCTAAAAACAGATTAATTGGCTATAACGGCACAAAAGGTGGCGACGGAGTTGTTGACCCCTCTGAAGACGTTAGGTATAGCATGGGAAAATCTTGGAGAGGTAAACAATTACCCAAAGATATGAAAAGACTAATGAGTGAATCTCACAAGGGTAAACCTTGTTCTGAAAATGCCAAAATAAAAATTGGTAATGCTTTACGAGGAAAATCTAATTGGTGGAAAGACAGACCTAAATCACCTGACCAAAAAGAGAAAATGAAACAATCGGCTCTTAGACGCTATGCAACTAAGGAGATAATATAAAGTGGATCGCAACAGGGAGATACAAAAGAAAAGCGAAATTATCCAGTCTTATTTTAATAAACTTGGAATTTCTAAAATTCGAGATTTGGCGACTATTGATCCTAACAAAAATAATGATGCTTTTCAAGCCTTCGGATCTTATCGAACTAATGTAGAATCGTTTACTTCAATAGATCAAAGTAGAATGATGCGGTATCGTCAATATGAGCAGATGTGTATAACTCTGGATACTAAAATCGATTTGCTAGACGGTAGGTCCGTATCACTTTCGGATTTGATAAAAGAATATGAAGCTGGTAAAGAAAATTGTGTATACTCAATAGACATTAATGGAGATAATAAAGTAGTTATAGGCAAGATTGAATGGGCTGGAGTTACTAGAAAGAACGCCGAACTAGTAGAAGTCTTCATAGATAACGGCAAATCAATAAGATGCACGCCAGACCATAAATTCATGCTTAGAGATGGCACTTACAAAGAAGCTAAAGATTTACAGCTAAGTGAATCTTTAATGTCGAAATACGCTCAAGACTATAAGGTAATAAAAGTTGAAGAGCTTGATATTACAGAAGATGTTGGCTGTATTACAGTAACCGAATATCACAACTTCAGCGTATTAGATTCCGTATACATTAAGAACTGCTATGTTCCGGAATTGAACGGCGGTATAGAACTCTATGCCGATGACAGCTCTTTATATAACGAACAAGACAAGACTATAGGCATAGAATCAGACAACCAAGAAGTAGTAGACGCTTTAGACAATCTATTCTTTAAATCATTAGACCTTAATTCAGTGTTGTGGCACATCGTATATAACACTTGTAAATATGGTGATTCATTTTACGAAGTAATTCCCGACAACTTTAAAAACCCCAGACGAATAAAATATTTAAGATTCATACCTCCTCAATTTGTTGGACGAAAGGAAAGAGACGGTAACTTACTAGAATTCATAGTAAAAGTTCCGGAAGATGTGACGGTGGGATCGACGAGTTTTACATCTACGCAATCTCAAGAAATAAGTCTTAAGCCTTGGCAAATAGTCCACTTCAAGCTGGATGACAAAGAGTTTGAACCCTATGGTAAATCAGTATTGGAGCCGGGACGTTTAGCATTCAAACAAATGAAATTGATAGAAGACGCAATGCTAATTTATAGAATTTCAAGGGCGCCTGAGAGGAGGGTTTTTAACATACCAGTTGGTAACCTACCATATAGGGAGTCAATGGCAAGAGTAGCAGACTTCCAACAGAGGTATAGAAAGACTCCCTGGATAGACCCTCA